AATATAATCTTATATGCCCATTGATTATTATTAATATATATTACAGATATGCCATTTGGTAATATAATATTGTCAAAATTAATATATCTCCCCTCAATTGTAGCTAAATAAAAAATATTTTGGTCTGGCGTTCCCGGTATTGTTGTAGGTGTTGCAATTCCTACAAATGTTGCATTAGCTCCAACTATGTTAATAATTGAAAGCAACGTGTTTTGTAGAACTTGCCCAGTAATTTCTTGGTTCCCGTTTGTTTTTATAACATCGGAAACCGCTTGTTTAAGTTCGTCATAATTTCCCATAATCTAATTAATTTAATTGTTGTTAAAATCATTATTGAAATCTCCGTTAAAATCTCCTTTGTTTTTTATTATATAGCCACGTCCGATTTTTTTAACAACGGTTGCGCATTCAAATTCGCATTCAACTGATGCTAAATTGCCCTGCGTTTGCCATTTAGGAGTAATCAAAAACGTGTCGCAATCGTATTTCCTACCTTGACTATATACCGTAACAAAATCACTCATTCGGATTAATCGCATTACGTCGCAAAGGTATTCGGGGGCTAAAAAGATAAACCGAAACGTTTTTTCCGATATTTGTTTTTCCGGGAAAAAATACCCGTCCCGTTCTTCGCCCTCTTCCTCAAACTTGTATTCCGGCTTTCCCAACTCCGAACATACGTAAACCCGGTTTTTGAATTGCATGCCCTCATAAACGATTTGTCCGCCGTCAACTTCCATATTGGCGGCGTCACTCCATTCAACACACAAATAACCGTCCATTCCGCCGGAAATCCATGTAAACACATCGGAATAATACCATTGTACGCCATCATATATCTCAATCATATAACGCCCCTCTGGGAAATCTAAAGCCATCGGCAACAATCCGGAATAAACAATAACATCATACCCGTAATTTTGGAACCGGACAATTTGCAATCCGGTTTCCAACATCGGCGTTGTTATGTCTGCCAATATGCGGGTAAATTTATAATCGTACAACCGAACCGATACAATGTTATTTGAACGGGTCGGACGTATGATTTGAAACGGCAATAGTTTATTGATAGGCGTAAACAACGGGTAAACGTCGCCATACGCATACGATTTTTTATAATCTTGGTATTGCACGCCCTCGTAAAACGGCAATACGGACAAATTATTATTCGGTGTCATATTTCAAAGTTGTTTTAATAGAACGACTGCACAAATTTACGCTTAATTTATCAACTTGACCGTTACCCAAATATGTTTTTATTAGCTGCATCGGGTTTGGGTCATCGTTTGCCGGGAAACTAAACGTTTGTTTCTTCTTTCTCTCAATGCCACGGGCGTAAACCTCGGAACCGTTTATTGATACACGACGGGCGGGTAAATCATATAACCAATACTGAGATTGCAGATTAATAAACGCCAAATATCCGTTTTGCAAAAAGTATTCAACCCCGTTGACGGTTTTACGTGTAAACGGTAATATCCATTGCGACCCGGACGTTGGCGGAACGGCGGCAAACAAGGCGAACCCGTCGGAACTCATATTGCCGGGGTTTAACAACATCATATCAATATCGGACGTAAAGTTTGATATATTAATTTCCTCAACTTTTCCCGGCGTTACATACTTGCTAATTACTTGTATCGGCAATCCCTCAAAAGCCGCCGTAACGTCGTCCATCCATTCAAATTGGTAACGTTCGGGCAAATCGACCTTATCAAACGAATATTCCGATGTGTTGAACGCCCACGGTTTCCCGTTGCGCAAATTCAATTCCTTTGTCAAATCGTGGCTTAATATAGCCCCGCCGGAATAGGAACCGCCATTGCGGAAATATTGGATATGCTCAATTTTAAATTTGCCGTCCTCAATAAACCAATAGCATTTGAAACAATCCCGTAACATATTGGTAAATTGTTGTAAGGTCGTCGGGGCTTTTTGTGCGGGTTGCTGATATTCCCCGTTTATAATATTGGTTTTCTGTGATACAAGCAAACGGAAATTCAACCCGGATATTGGGTTGTTTCCGCTGTATAAAAATTGGCTGTATTCCGCCGTGGCTGCGTGGGTAATACCGGGCGCAATCTGATTGAGCAAAACAGATATACAAGACGCAACCGGGAACGCATCCCGCAAAGTATATGCTTTTCGGGCTTTTTCCTCTAATATCCAATCCATCAAATAAAATCCAAACCATAACGACGCATAACGCCACGTTGACCGGGCGATTGGATAAAACGTTTGTCCGAAAATGGAATAGGGCGGCGCAAAATACTTTCCGTTGTCCGCTAATCCCCACTCGGTCGGGGTGTCTGAAAAGTTGTTTGAAATAAACGCCACGTCGATTGCGTAACCAATCGCACGCCTATAATTACGGTTATTATCAACTATATCATCGGCGGGCAATGGATATGTATTAAAGTCGTCGATTTTCTCCACGTCGCACAAATACCGGGCATATATATTATAACTTTTCATATCGGCGTGCATTGTTCTGGTTGCCCCGGAACCCTCAACGGCGGTTAAATCAAATTCCAACGTATCAAACGGTTCCTGCGTTATCTTTTGATAACGAAACATTACCGTATCGTCGGATTGTTTCCGTATTTCAACTACAGCAATACCAAACGGCAACCCCCCGTTTATTCGTTGTTGTGAAATATAGATATAATAATTAACATTCAATTCCGGGTATAATTTCCCCTCGAATACGTCCGCACTTGCACCCTGCGCCATTCGTCCGGTATAAAGCCCGGATATTACCGCCGGGGAACCGTTGGACGTAATTTGTATTTCTTTCAATATATTGCACAAAGCAAAATGATAGGTTTGTACTAATGCGTTTTGGTCGGTCGTGGCGTTTGCGTCTTGTTCCCAATTCGTACCGCCCAAAAAACAAGAAACAACACTATCCCCCGGAACGTATATTTGAATTAATGCACGCTTGTTTATCGTTATCCGTTGGATTGTCGGGGCTAACGTTATTAAATTGTATTCCTTTTCCAATCCCGCCAACACGTCGTTATAATCGTCGATTGCGTCCGGTTGTACAACAACCTTTTTATCGTAATCCGTAAACGTACAATCGGTTTTCATAAACTTGCCTTGAAAGTATTGGAACCATGTACGCCCGCCGTCGTCGCTCTTTTCAATGCAATACAAAAATTCATTGTCGAACGATTGACGGTTTATATAGTCGTAATCATCCCGGACAAAGGTAATTTTGCCGGATAATTTGGCACGATAAAACCGTTGGTTGGTTTCTAATTCGTACTCCTTTGCCAAATCGTCCTTATAAATCGGATGCACGGTTTGACCTTGTAAGACGTTCGGGGCGTCCAACGTTCCCAATCTCAACCATGCCGTCCCGTTGGCGTATTGCGCTTTGCTTACATTAAACCGGATATATGCGGCATTGCTTGGTATGTCAAATTCCGTATTTGTGGCGGTCGGGTCGCTTCCCCAACCGCCGATAATCTTTTTATTGCTATCGTAAAATGCGCCCCCGGCTTGCGGGGTGTAATTCTGAAACAATTTGCGGGGGTACACATTCCCAACCGGGACAAAAGTACGGGTATAATAGAAATTTGTATTATTCCCGTTTATGTTCCCGGTTGTGTTACTTATCGCCCCGTTCGCTAAAAACGCATTTACAAATGAATGTCTATAAATCGGGTTCATATCAATTTTTAATTTTACGTGTCAAATTCTTGTAAACCTCAATAACATTGCCGTTGCCATCGACGTAACGACGGCGGCGGTTTTGTTCCTTAATCTCCCTTACATCGTCTTTTAAATCCCGCAAATCCGGTGCGTTATTTTGTTGAACCGTTACATTAATGCCGTCGGTATTGTAGGCATTAAGGTACTTTTGGGGGAATGTTCCCCGGTTCAAACTATTTATTACGTCCGGGATTAAACGACGGAAACGGCGGGAATTACGTTTATTGATAACGGCGAAAAATTCCCCGCCCTCGGCACGCCTCCGGGTTCCATCCGGTTTGGTTCCTAAATCCACGTCGTCCCCGGATTGGTGGGAACCGCCCGCCAACAATTCAACCGTACCGTCCCCGTAACTTTCCGAACCCTCGGCGGCTTTACTCATTTGTGCGGCTTTAATTTTGGCGGCGGCAAATGAAGCCCACATAACAGCGATTGCCGGGATTGCGAACGGGAAACCTAATTGCGACCATATCAACGCCGTTGCTGTTACCATGTTTCCGATTTGCTGCAATGTTTGTATTGCTGCCTGCTGTTTTTGCGCTTTCTGTTGTTCTTTCAACGCTTTTTCTTGGTTTTTCTTTGCCAAATCCAACTCCTTTTGCGCTTGTACAACATTATTGGCGTACCCGTTTGCCCTTGCTTCCAATTCTGCATCCAACGCCGATTGTGCGGCGGAAACCTCTTTATCCGCTTGCTCAACGGCTGCATCTGCTGCGGCAACACGTGCCGCCGTGAATGTATTTAACGCATCCAATGCGTATTGCATAGACGTATTAATTGCCTCTTTTTGGTCGTCGTCCAAATTAAGCCCAAACAAACCGTAAATGTCTGTTCCTCGTTCCTCCCCTTTGGATTGCTCAATTTCTTGGTCTATTTTTTTAATAGTGTTTTGAATTGTTTGTACCTCAACATCAGACAATTTATTGGCGGCTTGCTGATTTAATTCTAAAACCTTTTGCAAACGTTCCTTTTCTGCTTGCAAACGGAATTGAGTTTTCCGGGCTTCTGAATTTCTCAACAAATCAAACTCCGATTGTGCCAACGCTTGTTGTTGGTCGAATATCTGTAATTGCGTTTGCAAATATTCGTCCGCAATTCCGGCTCCCTTTGCGTCAAAACTTGCATTAATCGCCGCGGCGTCCTGCTGTTGCCCGGTCGGTTTCTGTTGGTTCTGTAATAATGCGGTTTGTCTTTCGTTTTCCAACAACTGCATCCGCAATTGTTTTTCCTGCTCGCTTCCCTCTTTGACTGCTTGCAAACGTAATTCAATGCTTTCTTTCTGTAACGCTAATTCCTGCAATTGTCGGTCTTGTTCGATTTTCAATAACGCCTCGGTTTGTTGCTGTTCCAACGCCGTAATTGTGGCGTTTATCGCTTGACGTCCGGTTTCGTTCAAATCCTTTTCGGTCTGCAATTGGTGTTGTAAATCCTCAATTTGGCGGGAATACTGATATTGCGTTTGTTGGCGACGCTTTGCCCATTCGTCGGTTTCCAACTGCAATTGTGCATCCTGCAATTTTCGGGTTGCTTCCAAATTCTTTTTATATGCCGCTTCAATTTGCTTTGCTTGTTGTTCTGCTGCCTTTTCCGCATCGCTTTTACCCCTTGGCTTTACGGTTGGGTTCTGTGTCGTTACGGGCTTATTGTCTGTTTGTGGCGTCGGGGTATCTCCAACAGAAACCGGGATTGTTAACGGTTTTATTTTCTTTTGCATACCATCCAAACCCTCTTGGAAATTTTCTGTTATGTCTTTAACTTGGGCTTTAACCAAATTTCCGTACGCTGCTGCATAATCTGCCAATCCTTTTTTTACGTCGTCAAAATCTAACGTAAACGCCCCCTTTAATGCGGTTCCGGTTGCTTTGACTATATCAATAAAGAATCCAAACAAATTTCCCAACGTATCAAATGTTGTTTTGAATCCGGCAACAATCCCATTCCAAATTGCACGTATCAAAACACTTTCATTGTATAACTCAATCAAGTAATTGACAACATCAATAACCCCTTTTATTATCGCCGTCAATCCTTGGTTAACAAAAACTTTTGCCTGCGTTGTCAACGTTTCAAAATTTCCTCCGGTTGCGTCAAACAATCCGGATAATGCGTTTTGCAACTCAATTTGGCTTTGCAATTGTTCCTCCTGCAATTGCGCCAAAACTCCGGCTTTCCCTTTTACTTCATCCATGTTTGTTGAAATATCTTTCAACGTGCGCAAATACTGCAATCCGGCGTCCTCTCCGGGGCCGCCGAATATATCTGCAATTGCAGCCCCGACCGTTGCCGCATTATCCGGCAATTCTGCCAATTTTGCGGAAACGTCTTGTATAACATCGAACGTTGTTTTGGTTCCGGTCTGCAAATCTTTTTGAACTTGTTCCGACGAAATACCGATACCGTCCAAAGCCGCCGCCGTCGCCGTCGTCATTTCACGCAAACGCAAATTTGCCTCCTTAATTGCGTCAACGCCTTTGTCCGAAAAGATACCCATTTTGTTTGTTTGGGCTACAATGGCAACAAATTGGTCTGCTGATATTCCCGCTTCCTTAAAATATGCCGGATATTCTTTCAACGTGTCTAAAAATTCCCCGTTCGCATCGGCTCCGGACAAAAAACCATCCTTAACCAACTGCAATGCCTCATTTGCAGAAATACCAAATTGTTGTGATAATGCGTTTGTTGCAATCAATGTTTCCCGAAAATCTGCGCCGAACGTATCGGCGACGGCTTGCACCTCGTTTCTAAACGCTTTCAAATCATCGCCGCTTTTCCCGGTAAATTGTTGCGTCAACCTTGTTGCCTCAACTAATCCGGCGTTGTAATCGTACCACCATTTGAACGCCGCACCAACCGCCGCAATCCCGGCAATTGCTAAAAATACGGGATTTGAAAGTAAACCCAACAAAGTTTTCCCCAACGCCTTTGCGCCATCGCCTATTGCTGTAAATACTGCTTTGCTTTCTGCGCCTCCACGACCTAACGCCAAAAGGCTATCGCCAAATGAATTGTTAAGCCCCAACGTTTCTTTTAATTTGTCGCCATACGCAATTATTGCGTCGGACGCCTCCGTATAATTACCAACGTTCAATTGATATTTCCCGGTTGCCTCCTGCAAACGCTTCATTTCTTCGTATATTTCCCGTGTCTGCACAACCAACTTGCGCCCCTCCTCGGTATTTTCTCGCTCGGCTTTCGTCATGTTGTTCAGATAGATTTTATTTAACGAATATTGCGCCGACAACTTGTTATAACTGCCCTCGGCTGACTGATTGATTTTCACAATCAATTTGTTTATTTGGTTGGCTTCCTGCTGTGCCAATTTCAACTCCGCCAACTTCTTTGCGTTCTCACTTTCGGCAAACGCCAAATCACGTTGCGCACGTGCCAAACGTTCCGCATCGTCTGCGGCTTTCTTGGTTGTGTTCCTGCCGTCCTCGGTTGCCCCGGAAACTCTTTGCAAAACCGCCGCCAACTGAATTGCTTCCGCCCTAATATTTTTCAACGCATTTGTATATGTGTCTGAAAGTTCATCCAATTGCTTTATCAAATCCGTAATCGAATTATCGGGGCTTACCAAATCCGAATATTTAATTGGGTTGTTGTTATCTGCCATATATCTGACTATTTATTTTGTTATTTGCGGGCAATTTGTCCTACAATCAATTTTCTTTTCTCAAATGTATAATTTATCGTCTGAAAAATAAAACGCCTTAAATCGCCTTATTTTGGCTTTTTTCTGCTTGCTTTTTCGCTTGCTCCTTAATGTATTCAAATGCGTTGTAGTATTCCAAAACGGTAAACGATTTTGGGTTTACGTGCAAATGTTGGGACAACATCAAACACATACTTTCAAACTGCTTGTCGTATTGTATTTCCACACTATCCGACCCGCTAAACGATTTTGGTTTTGTATAAGTCAACAATAACGTCGTAATATGGTCTATTTCCGCCCGTTTGTCGCTTTCGTCCCCCTGTATTATCGCCTCCAACATTAACATCGTGCGTTGCTTCAATTGGTCGTAATACTCTTTAACCGTGGCGTCGTCGAATAGTTTAGGAAAATACAATTGCAATTCTTCATCTATTTTTTTTTTGACCGCTTCCAATTGGGCGGTCAACTCGGCGTTCGGCGCATCGGCGAATAAATCCAATACCTTTTGCAAACCGTCCGCCGTCATATCGTTGTATTCGGTTCCGTCCACGGACTTAACCAAACAGGCAAACGCCAAATACTTTGGCGATATGGCGGATTGGACGAAATAAACGTTTTGCCGCAAATTATCCAATTCCTTTTCCGCCAAATCCGGCTTTTCCTTTCGGATAAACCGGATTGCCTTTTCAATATGCGCATCCCAATCGTTCAAATCCGACCCAACCCCGGCGTCGATAAGCAACATTTTGTTATATGCGTGAAATCGCAAAATCGGCAATTCGTCGATACTGTCGTACAACACAACCGCCCGTTCCCCTATCTTTGTCGTTTTCATAAGAGTATGCGGGTTATGACTGTTGAACAAAACGGAACCAATAACAATGCCGGGTTCCCGGTGCATATAGCAAACAGGACGGACAAAACGACCCCCGCCCACCATGATAAGCAAAAGCCGCAATTGAACATCTTAACAAAAAAGTCGTTGCCGTGAACTTGGATGTACTCAATAACGCCCCACTTTTTTAACAGGGTCAACAGGAACGCCGCCACGGTTGCCACGACCAAAACCCAAATAATGAAAGTTACCATATCGTTAAATGTTACAAGGTTGATTAACTGACAATACACCCTCAAAGCGAAAACCGCCGAACGGGTGCATTAAAAATTGATTATCTATTTCGTCCAACGTAAACCCACGGTACACGTTTTCCGCCAACTCATAAATCCGGTTTATTACAATCGTCCCGTCTTTCAGCCAAAAACCGCCATTTAGGACGGTCAATATTTCGTTCTTCAATGCCTCGGTATTCCGGTTGTTGAGTTGACCGGGGTAAACCTTGCGCAAATCGAACCAAACAATAAGGGAAAACGGGGCTTTAATCTCGCTTTGCTCTTTGGGAACCCAACCGACCGTTTGCGGGTCGTCTATCCAAAAGAACGAAAAATTGCCAATATTGGCATCCGGGGAAACGTCGATATAATCGTTGTTGCCTCTCCATTCCGTCCCGCCCGCATATACGTTCGGGGTATAATAGCGTTTGCCCTGTATCACTTTGGCGATACGTTGCGCCCGCCCAAATGCGACGTCCAACCAATCGACGTTATCCATTAACCCGGTTTGTATGTTCCCCAAAACCCGGTCGATTAAAACCGGGTTGGGAATTATAGGGGTTGTTCTCTTATTCGTTGCCATATAATACATTTTTTGCTTTCTTCATTAAGTCCGGGAATATATATCGCCAAATCAACGCCGCAATATTTTCGTCCGTCAATCCCAATATTTGCCGCCCGTACTTTTTTATTAAGTCCTCCGTTTTGAAATCCGACGCCTTTATTTCAAATTGTTTGTCGCCGACTTCCAAAAAAAACGACGCTTCAAAATTCCCGGTATCCCGTAACGTTACCCGGTTTGTCGGTTGTCCCTTTTCCTCCTTTATGGCTATCGTCAACGGCGAATACGGGGCGTAATCCATAATATCCACGCCCAAACGGTTAATACCCTGTTCAAACAATTGTTCCTCGGCGTTCATATCAACAATATAGGCGTCATTGTCCCAAATTATTTGTTGAATGTATGCGCCGGACGATAACCCGTTGTTGAACGTGGCAACCCGGTTGCGTAAATCCTGTATTGACTTTAACCCCGCCATAATCTTACGTTGTCCGGTATTTTACACCGTGGTTATTACAAGTAAGGCAAATACGGTCGATACCCTGCGTATCCAACCGCAACGCCTCGTATGCTTTTTTAAGGTCATAACCCAAACCGCTGGGGCGACCCTCAACGTTGCCGTCCAACTCGTAAAGAATATCCAACCGGGTTGCGTTTACTTGGTTCCGGTTTACCTTAACATCGGGGTTCATTGCCAACGTGCGCAACATGATTGCGGCGACCTGTCGTTGGATAACCGTTTGGAAAATCTGCCTTTCCTTAATGATAAAATCCGTTAGGTCGCAACCAACGGTTATTTCGCAATTCAACCCGTAATTCTGCGTATTGGTGTACATCGTCAACGCAATATCCCACAACTCCGGGTATTCGTCGAATGTTTCCGGGGCGTTCATCATAAACGGGGATACCTGTAAATACTTGGTTATTTCCCGCCAACGCTCCAAATCGACGTAACCCGTACACGTCCCGCACGGCTCCCGGCTCCAATCCTTTGTCATGTTAATTGCCTGCATCCCGGCGGGCAAATCGTTTTGGTTGTAACAGAGGAACCACGACCCCCCGGCGTTGTTTCCGGTACTGATATACGGCAAATAACAATCTTTCAACGGGAACCATTGAAAACCGCCGTTTGTCTGCGTAAAATTCAAATCAAACGTCTTTATAGGGTCAATTTGGGACGAATGGAAAAGATACATACGAACAACCCCGGTTGCGCCCGTCATTTGCAACCCGATTTGCTCGATTTTCATTGTTACGCCCATAGAACGAACCGGGACAATTTCAAACCCGACTAATTTATGATTATTCGGCAACGTCGCCCGGATACGTCCCGCACCGTCAAAGAACGTGCGCCGCTCCAACAGGTTCTTTGTTTCCTTATCCAATCCCTTTATTTGCGTGAATGTTTGTACCATTTGCGCAATACCGTTACGGGTCATCCGCTCCAAATAATCGGAAATGAAATTGTACGGTTGCCAATAGGGGTTGCCGTAATCGTCGTTAAAATCGCTTTCGGTCGGTTCCTCGTTTTGGTTGTCCCGTGCCGCAATCCAAACTTTGTCGTTGTGGCGAACCTTTGCCCCGGCTTTGTATCCCGTTATCATATTCCAAACCGGATATTGAAAAACGAAATCATCCGGGACGATTGCCCGGACATTATCCAAAGTCACAAGGGGGTGCGCACCTTGAAACGTCAAACCGCTTTCCGTCTGCGTTAAATTGTCGTCTATCGCCTTTGCCGGGTCGTATGATTGTTCCCACCCGACGACGTGCAATAATGCGTCCTGTATTTCTTCTAATCGGTACATCTGCGTTTGAAATAAATAAGGGGGCGGGGATAACCACCCCGTCCCCTCGGTTTAACAATTCGTTATGCTCCGGCGTTATTTGCCCCCGGCACCTCCGGCGGGAAATTCCGCTGCGTTGGTTACATATACGGGCATACCCAACGGCTCGTTCGGATTGCGGGCGGCAATCTCGGCTTTGATAATCGGGTTTGCCACGGTATCCGGGTTGCTGTTGTAAGCAACCATATACGCCACGTCAACGGAAAATCCGAAATACTCCTTAACGGCGCACGTCAAATCGGCGGTTGCGTCGCCCATAATTGCGGACTGGTCGCCAACGGCGGTGTAATAGTGCGAACCAACGGGCAAATCAATGTACGGCAAACGTACAACGTCCCATTCGTGGAAATTCGCACGGGTGCGGCGCAATGCCTCACGGTCAACACGTGTAAGGATACCAACATTACCGTCAGCAACGGCAAACATGGTTCCCATTTTGCCCGTTTCGTCGGTTACGTTGTTCGTGTAATGCAAAACCTTATTGTCGTACTCCATGCGCTTGTTTACGTCGTTGTAAACGCCATGTTGCGCAAGTTTACGGATAAGGCTATCAACCCCGGCGTTGGCGATAATGTGGATATATTCCGGGCAACAGTTAGCCCGCATAATCGGGTTAATATCGCCCAAAATCTCGGTCGCCATTTGGGTTGGAACCTGTACCACGTTGCCCGTCTGCGTGTAGTTAAGCAACGTTTTGAACATCTGTGTTTTGTTTGCCTCCAATGCGGCAACGGCTCCGATGTCCAATTTGTTCGCCAAAGCCCGGCACGTCTTTTCCATTTTGCGCAAAAAGTCGTGTTCATAGGAAATTTCGTTGTTCATGTAGGCGGCGGGAACCATTGTAAAGCCAATGGCATAAGTCGCCCAAACAACCGTTACCAATGCGGACGTATTCTCATCGTCAGCGATAACGCACGAACGGACATTGCTAACCTGTACATCGCCGTCGTAATTGATAACGGGTACTTGTACCGTGTTACCAATAGACGCAAATGCACGGTCACGCAAATTGGGGTTTATGATTGAGGACGGGGCGTTGGTTTGCTCAATAAAGAAATCCAATGCGCCATACTCACACGGGCGGGTCATATTACGGTCTAATTCCGGGTTCTCAATCCGCCAATTCTGCAATCTTGTTGCTACTAATGACATAATGTTAAAGATTTAATTGTTATTAAATGCGGGTTTACCCTTTACCCGTGATTGTTTACTTTTCCGGCAATGCGGCAATATTATTGTCCTGCCATGCCTGTTTCATTGCGGCGTCGAACTTTTCGGAACCAGCCGTTAAGCCCTGCGCCATAAGGTTTGCGGCGATTGCTTCGTAAGCCTCGACACGGGTTTTTGCGCCCGTTACGTCAATGGTTGTTCCGCTACCACCGCCGAAACCGCCCCCCCGGGGAACCGTTCCGCCGCCTCCGGCTTGGCGTCCCTTATCCAAAATACCCATTGTATCCAATTCCTTTGCCAACAGGTCGCCGGGGGTGTACGGGTTCAACTGATTGTTCGGGTTACGCATAATTGCGCCGCTTTCGTCCTTAAAAGCAATGATTTTGCCGCCTTTGCCGTCGTCGATATATTCGGGGTTCATGCCCTTGATTTTGTCGATTGCTTGAGCCAACAAAACCTTTGTTGCGCTTTCGGGCAATCCCTGTTTGAATTTCAACCCGGCGGTTGCCGCCTGCAATGCGCCCTCGATACGGACGCCGAATAATTCCGTTTGGAATTTCTTTTCGGCTTCATCGTACTTCTTTTTGAGGTCGTTAAACTGCGTTGTTACCGCCATCAAATCGGCTTTCGCCTGTTTCAAAGCCTTTGCGGTTTCCGCATCGCTCGCACCGTCGGCAATTGCTTTTTCCAAACGTGCCTTTTCTTTCGTCAGACTGTCGATTTGGGTTTGCAATGCGCTTGCGCTTTCCGCTTTGGTTTTGAACTCGGCGACCACACGTTTTGCGTAATCAAACGTTTTTTCGGTTCCGTTCTTTGGGATACCGGACGCTGCCAAAATATCGGCATCCAATCCGCCGTAAATTTCGCCCGTCTTTTTGGCGATAACACTATTTTCGTCGTTGCCGGACAATGTTGTAATTGCCGCAATTTGTTCGTCGGTTAATCCGGCTAATGCCGCATTTGCAATTAAAATTTCTTTCGTTAACATAATTCTTTCCCTTTGAATTAATTAAGTGCGATTGCTGCTACTGCTCCGCTGTTTGCGTTAATGATATGAATTGTGTATTTTGGCGAATCCCCGGTTGTGTCAACCAACCAACTAACAACACGTGCATGGCTGATTTCCTTTTCAACCTCTTTTGTTACCAAAATTACGTCGGTAATTGTTCCGCCCTCAATACATTCAATCAACTTTTTCTTTGTTGCGCCATCCAATGCGGCGGCGGTTGTTGTTACTTCAATAACCAAATTGTCCTGCTGTGCAATCTGTGCCATAATCGTATTTTTTAATTGTTTAATACTCTGTTACTTTTTCGCTCCGGGTTTGTCCTCGGCTTTGTTTTCTTTGGCTGGTTCTGCCGGGATAACTTCCGCCGCTTTCAATTCCTCCAAAATTTCAGCCTTTAACGCCGCTTTTTCCTCGGCTTTGGCTTTCGCCTCGGCTTCTGCCTTTGCCTTTGCATCGGCGGCGGCTTTTTCCTCGGCGGCTTTCTGCTGTGCGGCGGTTCGTGCCGCTTTTTCCTCGGCTTGCGCCTTGACGTACTCGTTGGGGTCGTGCAATACTGTAATCGTGTAACCCTGTTTTTTCAGTGCGTCAAAAATGCCGTTTTCAAAGGACTTTTTGCCGAATTTTTGGATACGGGGAACGGATAAGCGTTTGCCCGTTTCGCTGTCAAACTTGCGCACCTCAATAATGCAATGATACAAATATTGTTCGTTGCTCGGTACAATGTAGTTTTCGGGGGTGACGTCGGTAATTGCGACGTCCTTTGTTTTACCATCGTTTACTTTTACTCTCATAATTTTAATTTATTTATTAAATTTCCAAATATGACTACTTAACATTGTGTTCATTTGCGTAATCATTAAATTTACTTGTTATTACTGAAATCTTTTGGTCGAATGGTATTTGCGTTCCAAACTCCAAAATATTTGTATTCTCCCGTTCAAACCTGCGGACAAAGTTAGCGAAATTCAACTTTATACGCAATTCATTCTCCGGGATTAAGTTACGCCCGTACAAATCCAATACCTCGTTCCGGGTCAAATGGCGGTACGGCTCCAATTCTGCCAATATCAACATACGCTGCAATTGGGTTGGGTTGTTCCGGTACTCCGTTTCGATAATCTGATTTTGTAGGGCGTCCAATTCTGCCTCACTTGCGCCGCTTTCCTTTGCCAACTTGTAACGGTTCCGCAACTCGCTTGCGTCGTACAAATAGAACTCCGTCCCGTAATTGACTTTTGCAGATACGAACATATTGCCGTATCGCAATCGGCAAACCGTTTCATCGACGAACTGTTGGGCGGCTTCAAAGCCTTTTTTCACTCTGTTTAATACCGTGCTTTGGCTCTCAAATGCGGCTTTAACCTGTTGTTCGTTGAATGCCTCCCGTTGGGTTACTTCCTCGTTTTGTCCGACGACGGCGGTAATAATGTTTTCCCGCAATCGCTTTTCTTCATCAACGTTATAATCCAAACTTGTACGGTCAACGGTCAACATTTGCACCGGGTTCCGCAAATCGGGTTGTTTGTCCCCGTCCGGTATCGGTATTTCAACAAAGGAACCCGCCCCGGTAATCCGTTTGTCGCCGCACTTGGGGCAACGCATCAATAACCCGGCTTGGTCTAACCTGTAATACCCTTGTTTGTCTTTCAAAAATCCACCGTCGCAATAATCGCCGTTTTCGGCGTTTGTAAAGTCGCACGATTGTTCGTAACCGGAATATATCGGGTACGCCCCGTACATATCCAAATGCCGCTTCGATATATGGAAAAACAAAAACCAATCCAACGCCTCCAATTCTTTTGTTAGCGGGGATTGTTTAACGTCCGGTTCTCGCAAATTCATTGGCTCATTCCAAAAGAAACGGGCGGGGCAATAGCGCAAATCGTGTGGGTTATCAACCAATAATTCGCCTATGTTGCCGCCGTCGTCCTCTGCAAATACTCGGTATCGTTCATCGTCAATAACTGCAATACGTTTATCGGGTTGGCGGAAAATTATCCAATCCATAACCCCGGTTGTCCGGTTTGCCTCAAATGTTATAACGCTTTCGATAGGTAGCCAATAAAAATACGGGGTCGGGTATCGGTCGGCGGGGTTTTGCTCGGCGGGCAAATCAACTATTAAAACGCTGTTTATTTCCGTCTTGAAAAACTCCCAACCTTTCGTACTCCAAATTTCCGGCTCCTTTAATACATCTTGGCGGTAATACTCCCAATCGTCCCGTTGTTCCGTGTTTTGGAATTGATAGTTGAACGCCGGGTTACGACCGTCGAAAATACGGCTCAACTTATCAAAACAAATGCCCGTTACCTCGTTGGTACGAACGGGGTAACGGAACAATGTTTTGAAGATTTTGAATTTATCGTGCGGGATAAGATTTTGAACCCATGCCAAAAAATCGGTCGTGGGTAAACACATTAAGGGCGTTACGTTGGTTTGGGCGTGAAATTTAATGCGGTTTTGGTGTATGACCGCTTTATTTATCGTCGCCTTTTTCCTCGGTTCCGTTATTTCCTTTCTTATGCGTTTTATATCTAATCCCATTTTCTTTGCTAAATTCAAAAGGTGTTTTTTCGGGCAACTGCCAACCGCCATTGTTAGGCATCCGCAACAGGCGTTCGGCGTGGTTAATCTCAAATTCTTCGGTCGTGTTAAGGGTCGGACACTCCAACACGACCTTTGTAACTTTCGCCGTCATTACTTTTATGCGGGTTTCAAATCCGTAAGCGGGTTAAACGCCGGGGCAACAATCGCCAAATCGTCCGACCAATTCGGCAAAAACGACCATTGTATTGCGTTGCTGTCCGGGGCTTCCAATCCGCCCAACGTCTTATCGCCGATAAACAACGAACGTATCGGTATCGGGTAATATGTACCGTCTGTACTCCCCTTGATTGCGCCGATTGCGCCGTTTTCGTCGAAAATGAAGATACCCAAATTGTCGCCCCAACTTTCGCATTGCATTTCCTTTAATGCCTTGATAACCTCCTGCGGGGCTTTGCGGATAACTCCGGTAAACGGGGTTGGTTCACGTCCAATAATTTCTTCGACGCCTCCCAACGTTTCGTTACCGCCTCCAAAGGTGCGGGCGGCTCCCGCCTCGGCGGTCGGGGCTTGGATATACGGCGAAACCACTACTTTCGTGCTATCCGCCGCCGATAACAGGGGCGTCCACGACGCTAACGCCGTAATCGCTTTTTCACTCGTAAAACTGTTTTTGCTTCCGTCGTCTTTCAAAAGACGTTGAAAAGCCACTTTCTGAACCTGTCCGAAACTCTCCGAACACGTAATTGCGGGTACATCGGGCAACGACGTCGCCGCTGGACATTTACAAATCATACTTCTTTGTTTTTAACGTTAAAAATATTGCTACTTTCTCCGGGGCTGTCCCTTTGCCCCCTTGTTTCGGTTACAAAGTTATAAACTTTTTCCCGGATAATCTTGTATATCTCAAAAATATTGCTAATTGCGTCGTCTTACGCCTCGGTTTGCGTGTGCGTATGGCTGTATATTGCCGTCCGCAATCTCCTTTTCATATATCCCGGTCAATCCGTCCTCCGGGTCGTCGTGCGTGTTGGCTCCGAAATTACGCAAAAATCCGGTTACATGGTCGTAAACGGCTTTGTACCGGGTTTCCCAACCGAACGGCATAATTATATGTTGATTAACCATTGCGGACGCTGTTATTATCCGGCTTTCCTTGTTGCCCCCTTGATAAAACGGGTCGGTAATCGCCCGGACTTTCTTTTTGATAACCTTTTCGTAACCCGCACCACCGTTGTTGCTCTCAACCCACGCTTTTTGCGTCCCGTTCCGGTTAATCATCGCCGGGACGGTTACGGTTGTAACGTCCGTATTTTCGTCCGTCATTTCCATATCTGTAATAAGGGCAAACAATATCGGCTCCATGCGCTTTGTTTTCTCGTTGAAAAACAGATTGTCGGACTTATACACGTCATACGTTGCGGCAAACAACAGGTCGTCGCCCTCATCGGCAACGTCAATGTATGCGCCGGAACGAATGTACGTGCCGTAATCGGATTTTTCGACCCACGTTTTGAAAGGTTGGTACAATCGACCCTCGGCGGAACCGGGGTTGCCTTGATACAGGCATTGAAATTGTACCGGGTCTAATGCTTTTTGCGCTTCCAACTTTTGCTTACTGTGTCGGCTTTCCCATAATGCCGCCCCCGGTTCCCGTGGGTCTATCTCGGTCGGTTCCCCGGTTTTCAACGCCTCAAAGTTTATGCGTACCCACGCCCCCGGCGGTATGTTATCCAAATCAGCCCAACGGGTTACATCAATGATTATTTCCCCGCTCTTTTCAATGCGCCCTATTAAATCGTCGTCGTGCCATCGGGTAAATACTATAAGTTCTTGGCTATCGTTGTGCAAACGGGTACGAACAACGGTTGTGTACCATTTCCACGCCGCCGCCCGTACTATCGGGCTGTTACCCTCGGCGTAATCCTTATAAACGTCGTCCAATATCGACACGTCCACGGTTTTAGAGGTCAAAGAACCACCACGACCCACAACACGCAACGACCCCTTATGCCCTACCATTTCGATAACATCACTATTGCGTAAATACGTGTTTGCCATCGTTACGACGTTGGAACCGTTTAGATACGTGCCGGGGAACAATTCACGATACCGGGGCGTGTCAATGATACGTTGAACGTCCCGGTTGAAATCCCGTGCAATTGTGGCGGCGTATGAACCTATCACAATCTTTAAATCCGGGTTCAATCCCTCCATGAATGCGGGTAACTTTCGGCTCGACCCCTCCGATTTACCATGTTGCGGCGGTTGCTGTACAATCATCTTTCGTATTTTGCCGTGCGCAAACATATCCAACAACGTATAATAAACGACGTGGAACGGCTCTAATACTAAATCCGGTTGCATATACCGGGCAAAGTTGATAAGGCGTTTACGGGCGGCGGCTTTAACAAGCAAATCCGGTTGTTGCCGGATTGCGTCGTACATCTGCAATAATTGTTCGTTGTTCATTGCTTTGCTCCTTTCTCCCATTTAGAACACGCCCGGCGACCTCGGACAATGTAATATTGATAATGCGGGCAACGTAAACAAATCGGGTTCCCATTTAAATCCCGGTGTCTATGGTCGTCCGTTATCCATTCCGAAAAACGGCATGTGTCGCAAATCTCGGTTTGCCATTCCGGTTGCTTGGTTCCCGGACGGGGTGCGGTTACTCTCTTTGCCATTATTGCGCCCCTCCTTTCTCCAACAATGCCTTTTGATATTCGGCGGACTGCAATTTATCAGCCAAAGCAAACAACATATCGTCCGGGATTGCCTTAACATCGTACTTTGGTTTATCGTCGTCGGTCGTGGCGTTATATCCGGGTATCTCAATTTTAACGGGTGCATCAAACCCTAACATCTTTGCCCTGCGTTGCTGAATGTTCAAAAGCAAATCCAAAAACCGGGGGTTCCCGGCGGACGTTTCGGTTGCGGTTTCATTGTACCCGTAATATTCCGGGTCGCCGTCCTCGGCATCGGTTTTGATTGGTCGCCCTTTGTTGATTTTCTCTTTGGTGCGCATCTTTCCGGTTTTCGACGCCTCCCACGCCTCCCATGCTTGTTGCTCCATCTTATCCAATTTGCGCAATTCTTGTGTAACGTATTCGTCGATATTATCCAACCGTTCCCGTTTCCACTCAATAAGGCATTGTTGCAAATCGTAATAAACCATTTGAAAGGTTATTGTATAACCCATTCCACGCGCGGATAAATCCCGGTTCAATGCGTCCGCAATTTCCCGGTACGAATAACCACGCAAAAATAAATCGGCACAAAACCGAATGTCATAAATTCGTTGTTCCTCGGAACGTTTGTTGTAGCCTAATGGCTTCTTTCTCTTTTTCATCGTCTAACTTCTTTTAATGTCAAACAGGGGTCAAAATCTGCCTTTTACGCCTTTTCGTCCTTTGGCTTGGTTCCTTATCGGCTCCTTTGCCTTTTTTCTTTCGTTCCGGGCTTTTATCCTTTCCCCTGTTTACCTCCTTAAAACGTTGCTTACCCTTTTGCAAGTTATTTGCACGGAATTTCCATTTTAAGAGGCTTTATTGTCTTATCCAATACTTTCTATATCTCGGCGGTTATCTTTTAACCACGGGGCAAATTTGCGGCTTTTTCGCCGCATTGCCAACCGTTTGTTCTCTCTCACATATAAACGGCAAAACCCCGGCTTTGTTTTCCGGGGCTTTTATGCCTTACTTTTCGTATATAAACCATATCGGGCGTATGGTTATGTATGCGTATGTTTCGTTTTCCCAAACCGACCAACTACGGGCGTACAACTCCCATGCTTTGCCCGTGCTTCCGTCTGTATTCGGTTTCGGGTAATCCGGGGGCGTATTCTCTAACCAACCCCAAACAAATTGGGCGGCTTGGTCGGGGGTCATTGGATACGGCAATTTCTGTATATCCTTTCCGTTGTCGTGCCAATACAAAATCATTGTATTTTTTTCGACTTTGTACGCTTTAACCCTTTGGAAAATTTGCCCGGTTAACTGCATTGCAATTTTGAGGTTATCAAACCCTGTCATTGCCAACTGTATTGTCGTATTCATTACGGGCGGCGGTTTCGTTTGTTCTTTCCCCGGCGTTTATCCCGTGGGTTGCGCCGTGGCATTTCGACCCGATGTATTTCTACTTTGGAGCCGGGGAACATCTTGCCGAAAAATTCCGCCACTGCTTGCACCTCCTTTGGGACGTCGAACGCCTCCGGCTTCTTATGCTCCGGGCAAATCCCCCGAACCGGGCAATTGTCGCAATCCTCATTCCGCACAACCTCGCCCGGCTTATCGGCTTTTTTGAACCCGTGCCAATTGTCCCTCCGTGCGGACGCTTCGGCGAAATTCTCCATTGCTTCAACTGCTACTTTCGCCAATATGTAATCCAGGGTATCGTTAAAATGCGCCTCCAAAGAATTACGGTTGATAACCTCGGCAATCTCTTTCAAAAATTTTTCTCTTTTGTTCATCGCTTTATTGATTTTTGGGTTTATACTCTTGGCACGGCATAACGCCGCATGATTGTTCGCTTTTGAACGCCTCACAATAACCGTTCCCGTTGACGTCCTCGTTTGTAAAGTTGGCGCAATTCCCGCATCCCTTATCGCCGGGTTCTTTCGGTACGCTTACGCCTTTCGGCTCAAACTCCCGGTTAAACTCTTTTTCCGGGCGGGTTGTCAATCGTCCGTCCGGTTCCCGGACAATGTAGTACGTTTCCGGGGCGTCAATGAAAATGCCGTTGCCGTCCGGGAACGAATAAACCGCCCGCCCGTTCGGGGTTCTCGGTATCGTCATGGTTCCGCCTCCGGTAAATCTCAACAGGTCGTCCAAATTGTCCCGGCGTACCTGTATTGCGTCAACTTCTAACAACGTGCGGCAATATCGGGTTCCCGCCGTGGCGTCCGGCTCAACTAACCGGGTGCGGATTTGTTCCGGGTATTCCGTCGGGTCATACTCGACGTTGAAAACAACGGCGGCGTCTAACGTGTGGGTAACTAACAAGCGTTTCCCCAATCGTCCGGCGACTGCCTGTTTTAGTGCTTCAATGCTTTTTCCCTGTATTTCGGTTGTGTCAACCGTGATTTCGTAACGGTCGGTTTTTTCCTCGACCTCCGATTGGCTTTTAGCAATATCGCCAATCATAACCAACAATTCCGCATCAAATGGGTTTAACTTACTTTCTGTCATCGCTCTAATTTTTTATTCGTTCTTACTGTTTTCGGATATGCCAACCGCCAAAATATCGTTTTTCGGTCGGTTCTGTTGTACTTATCGCATTGTAAATGCGCCCCGGTGCAAACGTCCCGGTCTATCTTGCAACGGACGCACCGTTGGCAAAATAGGGTTCCGGGGTCGTCTGCTAACCTTTGGGCGGCTTTCGTCCATATCTCGGCAATCAATACCATGCCCCGGTAAACGCAACGTTCGCCGGGGCGGTATTCTTTGGACGGGTCGAACGGTTCGGGTTGCTTTACTCTCATTCTTTGCCCGCTTCGTTTACATAGTCAAACAATGCGTCCAAATCTTCCTTTGCGCCTTTTACGCAAATTCGTACCCTATCGCCGCCCGCTAATGCGATTTCGACAATCTCGCAATTATACCGGGGGGCGTTTTTCTGTATCATTGCCGCCGTGGTATTCGTTACAAACCCGTATCTTTCTTCCATGCTCTCGTTTTTTTGTAGTAAATAAAATGTTTCCGTTGGTTCGTTCTCGCTTTGGCACGCCCCCCCCAACAAAAGCGTTGCCAAAGATAACAATAAAATCTTTGCTTTCATCGTTTTACCTTTCTTTTAATCCATATAAACCGTATGCCAATGCCGACAAACAATATTTTCGCCTCAATGTCAACGTAACGGTCGTAACCGTTGACCGCATCCACAGACACGCCGGGAATAATAAACCAACTCTCATATTTCCAATATTCCCGGACGTAAACAGATACGCCAACCCGTCCGATATGAAACCCAATTTGCGCCGTATGTACGTTGCCATTGTTGCGGATAATTCCAACCTGTTTTTTACTCATATCTCCAAATATATTTATTAATATACAACAAACTAATACGTTTTTTTTATTTTATTGTATGCCTCTTTATCCAATACCATAACTTTAGGATATTCGACAATACAACCTTTTGTATATACGAGATTATAGATACCCAATTGCCCCTTAATCGGAAATTCAATAACCCGGCGGGGGTTGCGCATCAACCACCCGTACCCCTTTGTTATTTTCGCCCTCTTTTCCTTTGGAATCCGGGTGTTTTCCCAATCCTCCGGCGTAAACTCTTTTATCGGCTTTACGTCGTACAACTCAACCAATCCCAAAGCAACGCCGCTTTCCATTCCCGGATAAACCGGGGACGCTGCGGAACATATCAGCACGTCGCCACGGTAGGACGTGTTTTTGCTCCGAACTTCAATTGTCTTTTTCCCGTAAACAATACCGTTTTCGTCCTTATACGCCTCCGTTACCAAATCATTTGCGTATGGCTGTTTTACGGTCAACGCACGCCAACGGTCGTGCTTTTCCGGGTTGTAATCCTTATTACTGTACTGCATATTTACTTTTTATTTTCGGGTTCCTCGGTTTCGTCGTCGGGTTCCGGGTAATGGATAAATCCAATTTGCCGGACGTTTTGGATTGGCTCGTAAATGATAACGACAACATCGCCGTCCTTACTCCGACCAATCGGCAATCGGCGGGAACCTCAACCCGTATTTCACTTTTCATTGTTAAACAAATCCCAATTAACAGGGACACAATACCCCGGCAATTCTCCCCGGTCAATCCCCAGCGGATTAACAATACTATCTTTCCAATAGATACGGGGTTGTTCCGGGCGTCCCTCCCAATGTTCCGTAATTGTGTCGTAAATCAATCGTATTTCCCGTTTCGGATATTTGCCGCCGCTCTGCAACCCGATTTTATACAGGTCAACGAACGGATACGACAATTTGATTATCCCAATTGCCCGGTCGTACATTCCCGGCGGGATTGGCTCCACGCTTGCAAAGGTGCGGAACCCGTGGCGTTTTGCCCGTGCCAACACATTAACCCGCATCATATTTGGGTAGGCGTTCGGCTCCAATTCGTCGCAACCTGTCAACGTTGCGCCCAAAGCGATACGGGACACGTCCCAACCCTCGGACGCCTCGGCAAAATCAATGAAGCGGTTCAACCCCTCGGCGCATTTGCTCAATATCTTAACCGGGACGCCGTGGCGTTGGCATACGCCGACCGCTTGACGGGTCAACCGTTCCGTTTCCGGCAACAACGGGTCGGTCGTGAACGAAAAGAATAACCCCGTTTTCTGCAATTCCTCCTTATGCGCCAACAATTCGTTTTTGAAAATATCCAAAGCGTATGGATATTCCCGCAACGTCTTTTTCAACTCCGGGCGACTGCCTCCCAATACCTTTGCGCCACGACCTTTGCGCAAATAACAGTAAGTACAACCGTTGGAACAACCGACAAAGAAATTGGCGGCGTTCTCGGCGTATTCCCCGGCTTTACCTTTTGGGCTGTAAATAACCCGTCCGTTTATCGCTGTCATATCGTCCACGGCTTAAAATGGTAAATCGTCGTTTCCGTCGGGGGCTGGTGCATCCGGCACGGGCGGCGGCGGTACTTGCGCCCCGGCTCCGGTCGCTTTCGGGGTCAACATTTCCATATCGGTTGCGACTATCTCGGTAACATACCGTTTGACGCCTTGCGCATCGTCATAACTCCGGGTTCTCAATTCGCCCTCAATATACAGTTTGTCGCCCTTTTTGACGTACTGATTGGCTACCTTTGCCAACCCGTTTTGCAATACGACGTTATGCCATTCGGTACGCTCCGGGATTTGCCGCCCGTCCTTAGTGGTATAACCTCGTTTCGTGGTTGCCAACGAAAAGGTCGCCACGCAACCCCCGTTGTCGAACTCCTTAAAATCCGGGGCTTTCCCGATATGTCCCATCAAAATAACCTTGTTTACACTCATACAAAAAACGCTTTAATTATCCAAACAATGATACTATACAACGCCCACATATAAGACGCAACCGTTAACGTCACGAACGTGTATAACGCAATTTTATATCCGGTTTTTGATTTTATTTTCATGTCACTTGAATTTTACGCAATCCAACAAATATTGTTTCTTATTGTCCGACCATCCGGCGGCATGGTTTATCGCTTTTCGGTCGTCGTCGTGTACGAACTCACAAACCCAACCGCCGACGCTTGATTTTTGAACTAATCGGACCAATTTACCAACAATGAAAGAACGCAATTTATAATAACTTGAATTTTCGCCAACAAACAAAACCCGTCTTTCTGCATTTATTTCGGGCGGATTTTCGATTTGCTGGCGTTTCTCCCTTTCCGGGCATCTTTGTACCCTTTGAAAATCTCGTTTAATTGACGACCGGGAAATTGCCCCGTAATCGGGTGTTCTTTTTTTCGTCCTCATATTTTCAAACTTCTGTATTCGTTTTTAAGCAATTCAATAATCCGGACGTTACCCGGATATATACGCATTTTCGTTTTATCTCCATTTTCCCAAAGTGAATGATGTTCAAAACATAATATATTAATATTTCTTGCATCGTGCGCCATTTCCGGGTATGCTCCACGGGTCAAAATGTGGGAACAATAAACGGCGGAATAATTCCGCAATGGCTTTAAACATTCCTCGCATTGGTGCGATTTATTATCCCATACCCAACGGAAAAACCGTTCATTTGCCGCCATGATATTTACACCACGCCCGAAAACACAATGTCCGAACAATTCCCGTTGTATCTCAACCCTCAAACGAATATCCATTGTAAAATGCTTTATATCAATCAGGGGATTATACCCCCGATTGATACAATATTGGTATTCGTCCCGGTCTGTCAACAAATACGGTTCCATACTCTTACATTTCCGCCGTTTCGTCGTACGGTTCCGGGCCGTCCGCCGTTTCGTCGTACGGTTCCGGGCCGTCCGCCGGGTCGTCGTACGGTTCCGGGCCGTCCGCCGGGTCGTTAATATCCGGGAACAATCCGTTGCCCTCTATCTTTTCGGCATTCAATCCGGGTGCGGCTTCGCCATCAGCCCCGAACAACTCCAATTGCGCCTTTTTCCCTTTGAAAAGAAATGCGTAAACCTCGGTTTCAATGTCGGCGGCAATTTCTTCTAATTCTTCCTCAAACCCGAACGTTTCCGTATTGAATTTAAGTCGGGGGGAATTGATAGCGGTTTTTTGATTGTTTGACACGGTAAATAACCCGGTTAAAACAACCCCTACGTTATCGTCTTGACCGGAAAAGGACACGCCCCGAACCTCAATGTTTTTCAACATTTCGTCGGCAAAATCCCGTGATAACTCGCTTTGCTTTTTGGTTGCTTTGAAATCGGACGTTTCAACCATTGAAAGAAAGGACGTAATATTAAAAATCCGTCCCATGATTGGGCGCAAACGGTCGAAACAATCCCGCAAATCCGGGTGTATGTCCTTTGCACTTTCGACGTGGTATTTGTTCGTGTAACTCTCATTACCTATTGTTTCGGTAACTTCATAATGTACGTCTAACCCGCCGTCCTTTAATGTCTTGACTTTCGACAATGCAAACGCCTTTTCGCTTGGTATCAACATAACGTTTGCGGCTTTTTTTTCTTCGCTCATTTTTTAATTATTTGATTGTTACCGGGAATACGCCCGGAACGGTTTTATAACTTAAAATTCTGTTTCGTCCAATAATTCCCGTGTCTTACTATTCGACGGAACCGCCGGGCGTTCCGGTTCCGGGGTTGGTTCCGGGACGGGTTCCCCGGTTCCGATTGGTTCCGTTACCGGGTTGGGGTCGTGGAACTCAATATTGCGCCCGCCTTTGGGCTTTTCCGGCTCAAATTGGGCTTTGAGTTGTTCCGCCGGGTATTCCTTTTGCGCTAACTCAATAATCCCCAAATTAACCAATTCCGGGACGCAACGGCGCAACGCCCTTATGTCCTCTAATGCGTCATGCGCCGGGAATGTTTCGCCGGGGAATAACTTACGATATAATTCCTCTAATTGGGGATATTTTCCCGGACGACCATTTGAAAACAACGCTCCAACAAATTTAATCGTTTTCATCATGGTATCAATTCGTTTTGCCTTATGTAATGCGTCCTCAACGTGTGCGTCGTAATATTCCCGTCCACAATAGCGCAAAACGTTTGCTTTTAACATTGAACTATCAAAGTAAATATTGTGCGCACATACAAACGGGGCGGCGTTGGCATCCGCTAAAAATTCGTCCACAACCTCGGCAAACGGCACGCCCTCGGCAATTGCCCGTTCGGTTGTTATACCATGAATTGCGGTTGTTTCCGGGGGTATCTCGTAATTATCGGGTTTGATAATATAACTTTTTTCCTTATCGTCCAACGACCACGCCAATTGGACGACGTGCGGGAATTGCTCAAAATCCGCATCCCATTTCAAACCCTTTGCCGGAACCCCGGTTGTTTCACAATCAAAGAAACAAATGTCTTTTAATTCAAATTTTCGCATAACCTTAAATCATTAAATCGTTAATTATTACTTTCGCTCTCATTGCGGTATTTATCCCGCTTTTTCTCAACTTCTAAAACGTCCCGGTTTTCGTCAATATAACGTTGAACGGCGGGATTGCAAAACGGTTGTCCGTCAAACCAAAGCAAATGCCAATACGGTACGTTTTCCATCGGTTGCCCTTAAACTTACCTTGCGGCATTGGGGATTTATCGTTTAATTCCATATTAAAAAAGTCTTTTTTGCCCGTCCTCGTTGGGCGTTTGTTCAACATAATTTGCCCGTGTAATCCAAACGCACCCACAACGCAAACACTTTATCCGGCTGTAATGCTTTGGCGTATATTGGTACCTTATAATTCGCCAATCTTTCAAAGGGAAACATTTACGGGGTTGGTTACACTTGCAAAACATATCATTTATATTTCCATTTAAAACCAAATGCTGTTTTCAAAACGCCATTACAACAATTACTTATAGAACTACGTCCAAAGCCTAAACTTCTTTCAACTTCCATTGCTGTAACCCATTCTTTTATAAAGCTACCCGATAAATCAAATTGCAAAACTGCCTTGCCTCCTTTATTTAGTTTTTACCAATATACGTATTGGGGGCTTTTAAATTATTGCTATTTTGTTTTGCTGTTACCCATCGTAAATTACTGACTTTATTATTAATTTTATTACCATCAATATGGTCTACTTCCGGCATATTATTTGGGTTCGGAATAAATAATAATGCTACAATTCTATGTATTACAACATTTTCTTTTTCTCCATTTTTACATAGTGATACAAACAAATAACCACGCCTTAATGATTGTTTCAAAATACGTTCTTTTCGTATTCTTGTTTTATTACCGCATTTTTCCAATCTTTCAATAGACCTAATTTGCCCGTAATTACTAACCTCATACAACCCTTCATATCCGGGTATTTCTTTCCATATTTCATTTTCCATAATCAAATTTCATTTGGGTCTGCAATATACAAACAATATTCTTCACTTGCAAGTTGTTTTATAAATTCGATATGTTCTATTAATTCAGCATTGCTTAACTCTGCAATTGTCCGCAACCGGGTTTCATATTTCCCGGTGTTAATATCCGGGGTCTGCTCATACATAACCGGGGACAACTCACGTAATCGGCGTTCGGTTTGTTCTTCTGTCAATCGTTCGCCCGCCTCCCAAATTGCGTGCTTAAACGTCGGTACAACATAGTTGAAATAATACCCTTTCAAAGCCTCGGACGAACCGGGGGACGCTACAATAAACCGGGCAATAATGCGGGAACCTTTCCAACCCTTGAAAAACTCGTTTAATTCCCCCATGTACATTGCCAACCCGCCGTTATTGTTTATTGTCCCCGTTGCTGTTATTTCTCGCTTTTTCATCGGCTATTAATTTTTTCATTGTCTTATTAAACGCTGTCATTCCGATTGTATGGATAACGTCCCGTTCCGCCCGTGATAACTTCGTTTCTCGCTTATCCAATATCTTTGCAAACGTAACGACAAATTCGCCCGGCTCCAACAATCCGGCATTGTGCAACCCGTCGATTGGGTGCGCTTTCAAACGCTCGGTTGCTTTCAATGCTTTGCGGGCTTTTTCCCGACTTTCCCATATTTCCCGAACCTCGGCGGCGGCGTTGTCATAAAACGACCGCATTTTCAGAACGTCGGCAATTGACAAATCAGCCACGGCGGTTGGTTGCTCTTTTTCCGGCTCCGGTTCCGTCGTAACGGGTGCAACCTTACCGTTATTCACTCCATAACCGAACAACGCAAAATCCCCCTTTGTTGGGTCGTCCGGGAATATCTCGGCGAAACGGTCGGTTATCTCAATGGCTGTTTGCAAATCCGGCGTCCGACGTTTTACAAGCCCCAACCGCAATGCCTGTTTATGTACGTGGGTATCTAATGGAATGATTAAATTATGGGGGTCGCAAATCGTCCACAATCCAAAGTCAACCGGGGAACCGTGGCGGCACATCCAACGCAAAAACATACATAAGCGTTTGCAACCGCTTTTCGTTTCCATATCCGGCACGCCCTTAACATCGCCGAAAAGACGTTGCAATTGTTCCAACGGACGCCCGCCCGGTTGCGCTTGCAATGCCTTTTCCATGTTCTCAAACTTACTATATACGTCAAATAAGCGGGCGCAAAGGTCGTGAAAATCGGCGTATGTAAACGTTCTATAAAAATTCTCTTTACTGCCTTTGTATTGCTTCCATTCCGGGGCGGTTCCCTGCGTATCGGTTCCAACAATGTAATGATACGGCGCACCCTTGAAAATTTCCCGGTCGATAAAATCCGCCTTTTGGATTATCTGTTTGCGGGAACCCCACGCAATCCACGCCGTAACAAATGCGCTAATCTCAATATTTACCCGACTATCGTAACGGTGCGGGATTTGCACCGGGTCGGATTGGATAAACTCGGCGGTTTCGTATTGTTCCGCCCAACGTTTCAAATTATCGTTCAATGTATATGCCATTGTTTTTGCTGTATTAAGGGGGACGGGGGAACCCGCCCCCGGTTGATTATTCGTTTTCGCTGTATTCCTCAATAATTAAATCGTCCTGTCCTCGCTTGACCTCCTCAATAAATCCTTGGTATCCCTCTTTGCGGGCTAATTCAATAAGGGATTGCAGACGTTTTGCGCCCAAACTTTCGCCCCTCGCAATGCGGAATACTTTAACGGTCGGATTGCTTGCAATGATAAGTTTTGCGGCAACCTCCATTATCTGACTGTCGGATACTTTCCCGGCAACGAATGGTACGCCGTTTAACTCCAACCCGTCGTCCGTAAACGTCAACCCGGTAATTGGCAATTCTGACTTTGCAATAAGGGTTTCCCGTTCTTTGAGCAAATCCGACAACGTTTTTTCGTGGGTTTGGGCGACCTTTTCGGCGGCGTCCTTTTGCTTTTTCTTTGCCACATAGTCCACAACCAAAGCATTGATTTTGTTGTGTTCCTCGGCTTGTTTGAGGCGTTCCGCTGTATCCAATTTTTCCGGGTTGTTTTCCTCGTATTTCGCCAACCATGCGGCGGCGTTGTTCTTACGGGTTTCGTAATCGGCTTTGTCGGCGTCGATTTGCTTTAACGTGTCTTTCAACTCTTTGTCGATTAACTTTTTGGACGTTTCCGCCTCCTTTTTGGCATCTGCCAAACGTTGTTGCGCCTCGGCAATAATGCGGGCAACCTCCTTTTCCTCAAATGCCAAATCGTCCGCAATACGTTTGGCGGCTTGGTCGTGGTCGGCGTTTGCCTGTTTGACACGCTCCGGGATTGCTTCCAATTGTTCCGTCCGGGTCTGCAAAGCGTTACGCACGGTTTTTGCCTTTTCAATCAACCGGGCGTTCTCGTTTTGTTCCTCCATTAAATCGGCAATGTCGATTTTCTCGGCATACGTTTTGACGTCGCCCGGCTTCAACTGTTTTTCGGCGGCGGCGCAAATGGTCGTGTACGTCTTAACCTCGGCGTTTGCCTCTTTGCGTTTGTCCTTAACGGTCGTAACCTCGGCGTCAATTTCGGCGATACGCTTTTGCACGTTTTCCGGCAACAACGCCCGCACGTACTCAACTTGTTTGCGGCGACCCTCGGCGGTTTCTGACCAACGGGAAAATTCCACGGCGTCAAAATCCGTGTACCCGAAAACCTTTTGCAACATACTTACGTTATCCGAACGCATCCCGGTTGTTTTCTGTTTGATTGATAACGTACCCCGTGGGTTGGCTTTGGTAAATCGCAATTCAACGTCGTATTCCTCGCCGTCGTCGCCAACTACCATTTTGGCAAACCCTTTGTCCTCGCCATTGCGCAACACGGCGTCCCGGTTCCCGGTCAATAACGCCCCGATTGCCTTTAATAGCGTGGATTTTCCCAACTCATTGTCCCCGGTAATGAAATATACATTACCCTCAAAATCTGCGTTGAACTCCTTAATTACTTGGAAATTCGACAACTCTAATTTTTTGATAATCATTTTATCGCTCTTTTTATGCCGGGGTTGCCCCCGGCGGTTACTACTTATTTTGTAAATCTAACATTCGTTTATGTACCAACGTCAAAACGCCGTTTATTGCGTCCCGGTTGGCGTCAACCTCCGACCGGGTGCAATCGGCAATAAAGTTTTCCAAACGCTTATACAGGTCGTCCAACTCTTTTGCCGTCATTGCATGGCGAACGGCTCCCAATTCGTCCGTTACCATATCGTTACGTCTTTATGTGAAATATCCATTTTCCAACACGCTATAAAAACATTATTTATATTTTCATTGGCGTATAATATCGCACAGTCTTTGGTTCGTACCAACTGAAAATAAAACGACTGTTTGCCGTATGCGTCGATTAGGTAAACGTACTCAATGAAATAAGCCGTTTTTGTCTGTTTTGCTGTTTCTAATGTATCCATACTCTCGGTTTTTATTTTCCGGGAAAACGCCCGGTCGTTGTTATTTTATGCCACAAAATTACGGTAAATATTTTAATTACCAAAATTTTTTTCTTTTATTTTCGTGTTAGGGTAAAAAATAATCCCGATACGGCGCAAAGCGTACCGGGATAAAATCAAAACAATTTCATTTGTGTATCTGTCAGAACCGCAACCACGGCATCAACCTCCTTTTCCCAACGCTCCAACGTCGCCAACTTTTCCGGGGTTGGGTTCCGTTGGCAACGTCGTTGGTTGTGCCGCATCTGCTTTACCATTTCCGCCAACTCTTTTGCCGTTATTTTTTCGGGATTTTCGATTTGCGGGGCCTTGTAGTCGTCTGCCATACTCTTTACCATTTGAGTAAATTAAAGCCGTGTACGGGCTTAAAATAAACGGTTGTGCATCGTGGCGGGTAAATTTTCCAAAACCCAACGGGGGTTGTTGTGTAAAATGTACCGTCCAAAGTGCATTATCATAAGGGCGTCGGCATTCCACAACGTCGCCTTAACATCGGGGTAATAATCGGCGGCGGCTCGTTGGTATCGCTTTTTTCGCTCCGGCTTTTCCTCCCCCTTAACACGCAATTTTAATTCGTTTTGCCACTTTTGGGGGTGTACCAAAACAAACGGTACGTCGCACATGGCAATTATAGTTTTCAATTTCTCGAACTCGGATAACAGTTTTTGAACCCGGAACGCCTTACCGGGGTTGTCGGTTATATCATCCGGGCGCAATTGCACCTTTTCGACAAATACCAACGGGCGGCAAATACTTTTCATGTACTCAAACCATTGTTTCAACTCCATAAGGTCGCCCGGCATTTTGATAACCTCGGTTTTGTGGTTCGGACGCCAAACGGCAATTCCCCCGGTTTTTCCGGGGTCAATGCCAATTATACAATCAATCGTTATTTTGTTCATTTCCAAAAATCTAAATAGTTGTCAATCTGCAATTCGTCCGCAATCATACGGTCGAACGTGCGTTTTATCTCTTTGTCCCTCGCAATCTCATACGCCGTAAAATCCAACTCCGGGGCGTCGGTTCCCTTACGTTGGACGTGGTACGCCTCGTACTTGTTGACTAACCCACGGGCGACACGTTGCATATATCGGGTAAGTGCTTGTTTGCGTTCATCCTCCGTTCCGGCAACCTCATTGGCAAAACCCAACTTTCGCAACCAATCATAAATCAACTTTCCGTCAGCAATCCCCAACACAAACCGCCCGGTATATTTGTATTGCAAAAATACCTCCCTACATCGGGCGACGACTTGGTTGTTATAATACCGTTTTTCCTCCGGCGTCAATTCCTTTTTTGGCTCCGGCAATGCCTTATACGCTTTATGTATAACCCCGTTTTGCTTTCGCCTGTATGCGTTCAATATCTTTGCGAAATAATCGGCGTTGAATTGTTGGTAATGCTTTTTATCCGGGTTGCCTTGACTGTCTTTTGGCAAATAGTCGTCCAATTCCCCGATCGTCGCCAATTCAAATGCCAACTTAATATCCGCCAATGTCATTTGCGAATAGTATTTTTTGAGTATATCCAACAACCGGGTACAAATGTACGCCCAATCTTCCGAATTGGTCGGGATTATATACCCGACGTCCATTGCAATAAACCGGAACATTTGCCCGGTTTTCGCAACCAACGTGCCGTCGTCAATATCGGCAATTTGCGTTTTCGTTGAGGCGGCAAAAATGTACTTTTCGACCCCGGATAACGATTTGGCAACCTCCGGTAATTGCACCATTTGTCGGCGTATGTCGATTGCTTTTGTACCGGGCGTTGGGTTGTATATCGCCAACGCCACGGATTGCGTATTTACTTTTTCCGGCAAACTTTCCATATCAATAATTGTCATTAAGGAAATCCATTGCGCCGCCAACGCCTAATCGTTTTTGCGGGGCTTGGTATTCCGGTTTCAAATGCAATTTTTTCTTTTCGACGTCCCCCCGTATGAAATTACGGACGGTCGCCAACCAACCGTTTTTAGTGCGCTTCATATTCTTTTGGTCGCTCCAATCGCTAACCGAATGAAAGTAATAAACCAAATCGACCTTTTCAAATTCCGGTGTCGCAAACTTACTTTCAAACTCTGAATAATCCACGCCAACGCCGTTTTCAAATTTAACCATTTTGTAAACGTCGGAATTACGGAATAACGTTTTTTTCTCCTTTGGTTCCTCAACCTTTTGTTCTTCCGGGAATAATTCCCCGACAACATTGTTGTTGGGGATATTCTCATTATCATTTATTGTATTATCTATATTATTATTATTATACCCTAAACTTTCGTTTAGGGGTACCCCTAAACTTTTGTTTAGGGGGGGCCTAAACTTTTGTTTAGGGGTATCAACTCCGGTTAATATCCTTGCTGCCTTTTCGGTAAATGTTAGTAACTCGTAATTTTCACCAAAACAATACAGAGTTTTGTTATAAAATTCGCAATTAGGATGTTTTTGTAAAATTCCGGCTTTAATCAAATTATCAATACGCTTTATTATGCCTTGACTTGTCTTTATATTCAATAACGGCATTGCTTCCAGTATTAACTTGTGGGAAATCCAAAAATATATTCCCTCCGGGGTGTGCATCTTAACGCAACTTGCACAATTGGCGAAATCTTTTATAAAATCAAAAATCGCCAAATCTATTAAATCTAAATCTAAACCGCTATTAACGGCGGCATATTGGTTTATTAATATCGTGTATTTCATAATATTGATATTTTATAAACATCCGGTTCTGCTACGGGCTGAACTGATTTTATTAATAATCCTTTTTCGCATAACCATTTAAGGCAATCAATTACAGTGCTTTTGTTTATCCCTAAACATTTGGATAAATACAAAACACCCTTTGAATACTCGCCATATCTAACACAATAGGCGTGTATCATTGCATACAACATTAACTTATTACCTTTCAAATGCAATTCGTTAATCCATTTGTTTTTTATAATAAAATCCATAATTAAAATATAAAAGCCCGCAATCCGGGCTACCACACACCGGAAAACGGGCTTTGCGCTAAATAAATTAGCAATACTTTGCAAACGGTGGTAGTCGTTTGTTTTATCGACGCAAATATAGCATTTTTTATTCATTATCCAATTGCTTTGCAGGTTCCCACGCTTTGCGCACTTTCAAAACATTATCCGCACTTTCATTAGGAACCAATGAGACAACAGGAAAGCGGGAACGGTCTCCCGGCTTTTGAGTTGTGGCAAATTGTACGTTCAAATCAAAGATAATGCCTTTGCAAAATCCCCGTTCCTCTAACATACCGTCGAACGTTTCCCGGATTTGCGGAATTGTGGACGCCGTGCCCTTTGTAGCAAATTGCCAAACCCCGGCGACCCCACGAACCAACGGAACAATAAAGTTTAGCGTTAATGTTACCTCCCAACCGTCGCAATCGGGTTGGCGGCTCTTTTTATTTGGGTAACGCTTCGTTATTGACTGCATTAAGTTTGGGTATTTTTCCGTTGTCAACGTTTCGTATTTCTTTCCGTCCCATACTTGGAACGTGTCGCCATCGCCCGCCGCAATCAATCGCCCGTCGTCGTCCCGGTATTCGTAACGTTCGTTACATACTTTTGCCGGGTCGTCGTCCGGGAAAACAATTTGTATTGTTTGCGGCTTTTCGCCGTATGCTTGCGTAAATAATCCGGCATACTTTCCCGTTGGTATGAAGTAATCAACGCTTTGCGGATAACCGTTTGCGTTTTTCATACCGATTTTTATTTGACCGACACGGGGCAAAATCAAACGGGATTGTTGCGCCTCCGGTCGTTTTATTCTTCCTTTCATATCTCAATCAAATTTCGGGGTCGTCGTTCAACATCTTTTTCCTACTCTCATTTTTGGGCTTTTTAGGCTCGTTTGCGGGCTTTACTTTCTTTTCCGTGGTATTACCCCGCTTTGCGGTCGTTTTGTCCGTGGTGGCTTTCTTTTCCGCCTCCTTTGCCTTTTTGGGCGCACGTTTAACAATGGTTGTTTTCTTTAGTTCCTTTTCCAATTCTGTTTTTTGTTTTAATCCTTTTTCAATCGCATACGCTTTCATTCTCAATTCAAATGCTCGTAATTCATCACCTTGCAATTTTTCCGCCTCTGAATGTACATCAATATCAGACCACATTTGCATTTCCGAAAAACTTTGAAATGCTCCTTTTACTTTTACATACCCATCAGAACATTTATAAATGTTTGTTGCTATACTATACCAACGGTGTTGGTCTAAATCTAATCCCTCATCAATCAAATTAACGCCGTATGTTTGTGCAATATCTGTGGTATGATACAAAGAATAATTATCATCAGCATTGTTAATTTTATCTATAAAAATTTCACAACTGATTGTTTTTATATTCGTACCATCTGCCTTGACTTTCTCGGCGGCGTCCGTGTTTTCGTCCGGGGTCGCCTCCTTTGGGGCTTTCGTTTTAATCAATTCCGCCAACGATAAGGATATTACGTTTTGCGTTAAATCCGGGGCATTATCCAACAATACCATACCATTAACCGACGTAAACGTATTGTCTTTCTTTTCGTCCTCAATCGCTGCAATCTCTAACAGATACGGGATTTTCCGTATATTGGGGCTATCCGTTTGTTCTTTCAAATTATACGACGGACGTTTGCGCCAATCTTTCGGGCTGAAATTGAAAATACGGGTTACGGGGAATTGTTCAAAATTGACGTTCCACATATCCCGATACATTCCTAATTGTATTTCGCTTTCCTCGTAAAACCCTTTGCGTCCGCTCTTAAAATCGACGATTGCGTTAATACGTTCGTCCCCGCCAATCTTTGCCAACATGGTACACGGGCAATCAATCATTCCGGCATACTTGTAATATGGATGCACCAACGCAATTTCAACCGCCAACGGGCGTACATCATAATCCAATACGAATTGAGCAAACGCCAATACGTCCTTTTTCAAATCGTCGGCGTAATAAATAAAGTCGTCCGGCAATCGGTAAACCTCAATATATTCTTTTAGTTTGCCTTTCAGTCCGTCCAAATCATACGCCCGGTTAATCAATAATTCCTCAAATGCGGCGTGCATAAACGTTCCATACGCCGCCCGTTCGCCTTTGTATCGCTCGGCTTCCTCAATGCCTTTGTTCGCAATCCAATTTATAAGGTGCGGGGCTTTGGGTAATGTTTGGGACAATATGGTTGTAACCGACGGGAAAAACTCCGGGTTCCCGGCGTCGTCATATCGGTAATAATATCGGTGTCCCTTGCTGTTTAACTGCCAAACCTTATACGGGGGTTCAATCAATGTTTTTTCGTCGAAAAACATTGCCGTCATTTCCTCAACCGTCATGCCCGGTATTATCTCAAACACTCCGGTTGGTTGTTCCGGTTGAACATCAACGAACGGGGGAATAATTGTTTGTTGTTCCTCGTTAATCTCCGGGAACATATCCGGGGCAACATTGCCGACGGTTCCCGCAACCTCTTTTACCGGGTCGCCCGGTTTATCGCTCTTTGCTCTCATTACTTGTACTTTTTATATTCTGAAAATTCCACATAATACCATTGCGGCGCACATTGCCGCAAATAACAATTGCCACGGGTTCCAAAATGCGCCAATCAAACAACATAACCCCAATGCGCCAAACGTAACAATTAGGGCTTTCGCTTGAAACAACCCGGAAAACATGGTTTCGGCGGCGGCTTCCAACCATTCGATAAACTTACTTTTCATTGTTTCCGCCCTCCATGCCAAACAGGTAATCCGCCGTACAATCCAACATTTCGCAAAGAATAACGACCCATTCCGGGACAATCCGTTTGGTCGTGCCGTTACATAAATTCGTCATATTTACCTGTTGTGCGCTCTCGCTTGCACCCTCAAAAAGACGGGCGGCAATGTCTTTTTTCAAAACCTTTTTCCCGTTCGCCTCGGAACGGGCGATTGCTTCGTTTACTCTTAATCTCAATGCCATAACTTAAATTTTTTTGTTAATAACTTGGTTCGTTGCTCTCTTTGTATCCGCAATTGCGGCACGTTTTTTCCTCCCAAATCGGGCTATATTCCGGCGGGGTCAAATATCCGTCGCCTCCGGTACGTCTATACTCGCCGTCTGTAACCTCCATTTCCCCGCCACACTCCGGGCAATCATCGTCGCCAATCAATACACATTCCAACAGGGCGTCCAAATGGACGGAACGAACCGGGTAAATACCAATTGCCCGGATAACGTCCACCATTTCCACAACGGTAACATCCCGTTCGTAACAATCGGCGACCGGGAACCCCCAATTGTCGCTTATGTTCTCGATAATCTGTTTGTTGATTAACTCCGTAACGATTGTTTCGGATACTTGGTTGGCTGTTTTCCCGCTTTCGGTCGCCAACATCTTTAATTGCTCACTTTCTTTTATTTTCATATCATTTCCCGGTATCCCTCCGGGTAGGCTGTTAATCTTTTGTTCTGCAAAAGTAGAAAGATTTTTTTAATTACCAAAAATATAATCTTTGTTTTGCGAAATTATTTTTGCCGGGTGCGTGAAATATCCGATTTTTAACCTACCTTTGCAATACCGCATTACCAAAAATCGCTCTCGGTTACTGCGTACCGAACCCCCGGCGTATCTGTTACGTCCGGGGGTTCATCTTTTCCAACGCCATTTGCGCCGCACAATAACAAAATCGGTATATATTGCCATAATATCCCGTTTGGTCGGTTATTTCCTCAATAACGCCCGCCGGATATTCCCCAAACGCCACATATTCGTATTGCGTTGGGTCTACCCAATGCGAACTCAAACGTAATGTCAATATATTTGTTCCCGACCCGGTTAAATGCGTGGTCGATTGGTATAAATACGTTCGTTTTGCCCTCAACGTATTGCACCCGGTCGGGAAATAACAACGTCAGCAAATGCGCATTTTTATAACACTCTTTGACTACCGGGCGAACCGTCCGGCGTATCAATTCAATTTCCCGTTCGTCGAATACGTCCGCCGCTTTTACGACCTCAACACGTTTTGCGGCGGCGATTGTATCGGTAAAATATTGTCTTTGTCGGTCGGGCAAATCCAATCGTAAGAACGCCCGCATTTCCTCAATAATTACGCTTTCCATATCTTAACCCTTTGTAAACCCCTTAAATGCGACGTGGTAAACGTCGTATTGTTTCCCGGTAACATAGAACTCAATCATACGGTTGGCGTTTCCGACGTCGTTTATTGCAATAGTCGGGTACGGTTCCCCCGGCAATTGGTTATAATCGCTTTCAATATCCCGGAACCCCTCCGGGAACTCCGAACGGTCGGCGGAAAAATACCGGGTTAAACTTTCTTTTATCCGGTTCAATATTTCGTCCCCGTTTGGCTCAAAATACGCTTTTATCTTTTCTTGTTTTCTTAATGCAAATCGCATAGGTATTTGTTTTAATAGGTTCTTAATTCCCCGTCCATCGGTAACGGTGCGCCCGGCTTGTATAAAACCACAACCCAAATTTTTTGCCGATAAAATACATATCGTTTACCCCTGTTTCCCGGTATTCCTCCGACAACATTTGTTGGCTGTAAATGATTGACGAAAATTTAACTTTGCCGTCTAACTTGGTTGCAATCTCGGCAATGTCCGTCGCCTGTGTTCTTTTCTTTGTTTCCATATTTGAAATTTATTTGGTTCCGGGAACCCGCCCGGTCGGATTAATGATAATAAAAGGATATTTTCAAACCCCGGCGCAACTTACAATGTTCGGCGTCTTTGACACAACGGAAAGCACGGCGCAATAATTTGTTCGCCATTTCAACGCCTACTAACTTAATCAAACCGGAAACGCCAACCAACGTGTTAATCTTTTTGCCGTTGAACAATCCGTTTACTTTGATTTTGAAAGTACGGTTAATCTCTCTTGTTGTATATTCCAAACCGTTGAAAATATCTTCGGGCTTCATTTTATCGCTCTTTTTGTTGCCGGGAAAACGCCCGGTCGTTTTATTAACATGGCACAAAGATAGGGCATTTTATTTTAACTACCAAAGAAATTTTCTTTTATTTTCGATTTGCGGACAAAAAACGTTTCTTTTGGCTCCCTGCAAAGTTATTTTTTGGCGAATTTTCATTTTAAGCCACTTTATTTGCCGGGGTGGGTACTTTATCCATTCAAACAAAATAATCGAAATACGGGGCTAAAAACGGGCAAAAACAAAAACGGGGTTGCAACGCTTGGTTACAATCCCTTGCTATATCTATTATGCGTATTCCCAATTATAGCCCTTATGTTTTTTCATACGCCCTTTACAACATCGGATTATTAGTGTATCGCTAAACCCGTCCTTTTTGGCTAAATGTATAGATTGGTATATTTTAAGACAAATCCCGTTTTTCATCATTCTAACAGGTTTTGAATTTGGATGCAATGCACCCTTTTTACCTTGCATATTTTTAGCGTTGTTTTCACTCAATCTTTTTTTTTGTAATAGGATTGTTGTTATTTTCCATATATGTAACCCAACGCAAATTGTCCGCATGGTTATTGGCTCGGTCGCCGTCGATATGGTCGATACATGGTTTGTTGTCCGGGTTCGGAATGAAAGCCGCCGCAACTAATCTATGTACTCGAAACGTTTTGCGCATCCCATTACATAAAGCAACGGTTTTATATCTATTCCCGGAACCACATGTTTTCAAAACTAATTGTTTCTTAACGGATTTTACACGCCCGTAATTACTCACTTTATACAACCCTATATATCCGGGTACATCTTTCCAAATTTCCATTATACAACCATTTAAGTAAGCAACCAAAAAAAAGGAAACGGGGAAAAGTGGTTGCATCTTTTTTCATCCGGTAGCTACTCCGAACTATCCCCGTTTGCCGCAAATATAGTTATTTTTCGATTGTTATAACCTCAAACCCGGTAATTTTTGTATGTGGATTTTTTGAAACAATGTCAAATTCACGATTTTTTATCCGTTTTGTTTTCCATAAAAAACCTAACCAACGCTTATATTGCACAGTTTCCGTTATTAAAAGGCTATCCCGTGTTATAATTTTGCCCGAAAACGTATTATTTATAATACATCCGTCAAAGTCAACCCATTTGTCGGAATACTCAATACAACGTACAACGGTCGTAACCGTATCGCCGGGCAAATATACAATACTATCCCGGACGTTCGCCCGTAATTCGTTAATCGTTTCCATTTGTGCCGTCGTAACCCTTTGCAAATCCCGGTTCTTTGTCTGCAACGATTTGATTAACGCCGCATCGTCCGCCCGGTACTTTTTGTATTCCGCCAATGACAATTCCAAATTCCCGACTTTGATTGCGTTCAAACTGTCTTTCGTTTGGTACGTCTTGACGTCCTGCAATAGTATTTCGGTATTGCTCCGGTATTTGTCCCGTTCCTCGGTCAACCTCATTATTTTGACGTGTTGCACCCAAAAGGCGGCGGCAACCGCCAAAATGATTGCCGCCCAAATCAAATACTTTTTCATAACGTCAATACCCTTTTAATTGCGGCAACGTGCATATTGGCGATACGTTCCCGCCCGTCGTCGCTCATTATGAAACGGCAATCTTTTTCGGTATCCATGAAAAAGTTTTCCGTAAGAATTGCCGGGCAACTCGTGTGTTTGAGGATATAAAACGCCGCTTCCTTATCCGGGTCGCCGTCGGCATAATCGAAACGCATACGCCAACCGTCCGGGACGAATACCCGTTGCGCTTCCTCGGCAAATACCGTGGCGATTGCATCCGCTTTCGTTTCTCCGGGCGACGTGTAAATCTCCCAACCCGTACCGCCTCCGGCGTTGGCGTGGACGGATACCAAAAACGTCTTTTCGTTGTAGTTGCGATAAATTTCATTTGCCCGGCGGCAACGTTCCGTCAATGACACGTCGTTGGTTTCCGGGGTCAATATCTCGTACCCAATCGCCAAATCGTCCAATTTGGCGGCGATACGTCGCACAATATCCCGGTTAAACTCCCATTCAAACAGTTGCGAACCGTCGCCCCAAACCGGGGAACGTTTCCCGGCGGTATCTTCGCCGTGTCCGTTGTCTAAAATAACAATAGGTTTCATTTTCTTACCTCCTTTTCTTTATCGTTAATAATATCGTTATCGTGTTCCCGTTGGTATCTCTCAATTATCGGTTGCCAATATCCCGGCAATACCCGTGTAAATTCCAACCGGATAACGTGGTAAATAATACGCAACGCAACCTTTGTGGGATATGCTTTAATAAGGTTTCGGAAGGCGTTTTGCAAATACACATACATAAAAACATAAGTAAGCGATTTAATTACTACTTTGGCGGCTTCATTATCGCCACATTGCAGCATTACCGAATAAATAACGTATATAATAGTAACGTACAAAAGCAATTCCGCCAAAGCGTTTTTAAACTTACTGAAACGAAAGTTTTTGCAATGTCTTACGCTTACCCCATCCGCCCGCATACCCGCCCAAATATTGAAAGCAAACATAATGACTAATGCGTACATAAAACCCGCCGTTGGGGTTAAATAGGCTAAAACCGGGCTTAACGACGTGGCGAATATCATACGCCATTGTTCCCATGTAAAAAGTTTATCCATATCTTTAATGATTAAAGGGCGGACGGTTTCCCGTCCTCCCTTTGGTTAATGGTTATTGGCAAAAATTCGCAACGAAATTGCGGTAACAAACATCGCCAATTGATAAATACCCGTTGTTGTCGGGGTGTACGCCGCTCGTATCGACCCATTCAGTAACCTCGGTATTTCGGGTATTAACGGCACGTTCGGCGTGCGGCATATTATATTCGGTGTCGAACTCGGCAGATACGTTCACAAACTCCACAAAACCGGAATATTCCGGGCGGTTCGCAAATTCTTGGTATGCGTCGTTTTGGTTCAATGCCGTAACAACCATACCGTAACCGTCGGCGTAAAACGTTCCGGTTGCGCCATAATTCGCACCCATACCGCCCCGGACGCTCGGAACCTGAACCCCCATAATTTTTAATTTGGCGTTTGGGAACTCGGCGTGTAACGTGTCGGCAAATATTTTTATTTGGTTCAACACGCTTGTAAAATCAGTACGACCGGGCGTTTGTTCGTTCCACGATAACAGCGTATAAACAACGTCTATTTTACCCCCGGCAACGGCGTTGGCGTAAGGTATGAACGACATTTTGTTGTTATCCCAATCCCAAAGCGGGTTTTGCGTATCCCGCGCAACACTTGTATAAGTAATCGTTGCGTCCCCGGTTCCGCTTGACTTGGTTAGCGTACCACTTGCGGACGGTGCGGGCGTCAACGCTGTAACAGAACAAAGGATATTACCCGTACCGCCTGTAACATTGACCTCCATAACGGTAAACGTATTTCCGTTGTTGGTATATACCGCCCCAACTGATAACGACGTTACGCCCGTTACTTGGAACCTGTATGCGGGTCGCCCTTGCTGTGTATAACATTCCCACGTCCAACCGCCAACGCCGAAATATCCCGTTGTCCCGTTCTGTTTGGAACCGACAAAGGCAATATTGGTTAACGCTTTCCCCGCCGGGGTTCCTCCGGTTCCGGTCAATCGCCTGTTAGCCTCGGCGCACCATGTACCCGCCGCCGTAAGGCTATCCCCGAAACAAGCGACGTTAAGATTTGCCGCCGGGGATTGCACAACGTTACGTGTAACCAATTGGCACGTTTTCGACGCCAAAACGTTACGGTCGTCGTCCTTAACGGTAACGGTAAAAGTCGTTGTTCCCACGTCCGCCACGGTCGGCGTATATTGGAAATAACGGGGGTATTTGTTGCCCTTTGAACACGTAACCAATATATCGTATTTGTAAGGGTCAACCGCTTGTATCATTCCACGGAAAAACAATTGCAAGGTATCCCCGACAATGGCGTTTATCGTATCTGGCAAACTGATATTTACCGGGT